ATCTTAACCCGAGGATCAAAGTACTCCTCGAACGGAGTCAGAGGGTCCGGAACATCATCATCGACATCGAAATCATCAGCTTCATCGAACGTCTCATACCCAGCTTCTTCAGCCGCTTTCGCCGCCTCCATACGAATCATCCGCTGTACAAAATCCGCAAGTGAAGGGCCGGAAGACATGCCCACAGGAGGGGCAAGAGGGGTAGGATCGGGTAGCTCTTTCCCACTCACGTCCAAATCTGAACTGACCTGCACGCCATCCACATCTACACCCGAACTCGATGAGCAATCCCGGTCCGGGTCCAGTAACCAAGGATAAAAACGTTTCGCTATCTCGAACTCGACTTCGCATTGAAAATCTTCCTTCTTTTTCAGCTTCATTTTCATCTCCTAGAACGTCATCGATGTACCGACCTGGCTGAGCAACCGCCTCGCCTGGATCGAATGATTAGCCATCACGTAGATATTGTCATTAGCCGTATCAGCGAACACACGCGTAGAAGGTACGCAACTTACGAAAGTGGAATTGAGCGAAGGTGGAGAGGCAAATTCACGAGAGAGATGCCAAACATCCAACGTTGTTCTAAAGGCGCCAGCGACACTACTCTCAAGTCTCCTATATTCATCGTAACGATCCTGGTAGCCGAACACAGAACCAATTGCCGCACTAACATCAGCTTCGACATTGTTAAGCTGTTGCTGTCCAATATGCTGAAGCTCACGTTGCCAGTAATCTTCCTTAGTGCCAACCATTCCCGCCACAGCTTGTCCACGTAACCACTTCCTTTCGATACGTTGAGAATACATCGTCTTAGGCCGGATAGACATAAGCGACATCACTATCCCATGTTCTTCGAAAAAGCGGCGATACCGATTTGAGCGCATTGCGGTAATTCCGTGACCTCCGAATTGTCCCACACCACCAGTGCCACCGCCTGTACCCGAAGTGGTGGGAGCAGTTTGAAGCACTTCGGAGAATTGTATGGTCTGCTTCCCACCGCCCAGGTACTCGGGCCGCTGCAACCTAGCATCAGAAGACTTAACACCAAGATAACGGAGATACTCCACGTAACGACTTCCATACCTGGCCCTCGCCTCTTGAAATCGCTGCATGGCAAATGCGTGTCTGACGACATTGATATCTATCCCTGTTGCGGTTGAAAGATCAGCATAGAGGTTCTGAGGATAAACGCCCAAGATCGGAGAAGAAACCGCAGGCGTTGAATAAAGCGTAGCCGTACCAGTTGTAGCAACACCGAGCGCACTCGCAGCACCAGGATTCGACCCAGTAGTCTGAGCCAACAAAAGAGCCGACTGAGCTCCCGTAAACTGAGACCCTGCAGAAGTCTTAACAACAGCAGCAGTACCAAGAGGAAGAGTAACAGCAGGACCCTTCTGTTCCCAAGGCCGAGACGACGTCAGATAGTCCTTCTCCCAAGACACATTCTGAAGAGCAATATTAGACGTACTGTCTGCACCATCACCAAGAGAATTCACCAACAACGTTTGCAGATCCTGGTCACGATAGAACTCATTCCAAATCGCATTGTACGCACGAAACGGAAGAGCATTGAAGTTGATATTCGTGAACGTAGAAGTAGGAACACCAAGATGATCAGCCAAACTGCCATTAGCAGGCTGAGAAGCAAACGCGATCGTAGGATGCACGGTCGCGTCCATACCAGTAGGACCACCAGTTATAAAATTAGGCCAGTTAGTCCAAATCAAACGGTTCGGAACGAAGAAGTGATGAAACCGAACCGACACAGGATGCATCACAGGGGTAACCAAAGGCGCACAACGGATAAGAGCACTCGTCGCCTGTTGGATCGTGTCCCCTGGTAACGCTTCGAACCACGCGATCGGAACGAGCGTACCCATCTTGCACGTAAGCAACTTGTAATGGGAAAGAGAAAATTTACCCCGCTTCATACTGTAGCCTTTCTCATATTGCGGGCAGACATGTTTCGATTCACCTGCCCATTGATCTCCTCGAACGCATACTGACAGGCCGCCTTGAAGAGATGAGGCGACCCCGACGAAGTAGCCGACGCATAATCAAACACAGGTAACAATCCCGTCCTGAGAGCCTCGATGACCTCCTCCGGACAATTCTCATCTAACCCACATTGCAAGCGTAGAGTACGCCTAAGATAACGACCGAGAGGCATAACACTAGCACCATGTCGCAAACCAATTGGGACATCCTCACGCTCCTCTAACTTCCACTGCATCACAGCCGACGCAACATCCGGCACTGCATCCGCACCAATCCCAGGTCTCAGAGACATCCGCGCAAAGGGAGCGACGCGGGAGGTATCGACCGACGTAGTGTTCATCTTCTTGAGCACGTACCCGGCAATATATGCGGCACTTTTCTCCTCCAAGGTGCCCACCATTGTATGCCCATAACTCCAACTGCTTCTTACAGCGGAACACGTTACGCACCGACATTCTCGACCTCCACCTCTGATGCACACGACAGGTCCAAGTCCACACCCGATTCCGAAAATAGCAGCGTGGTAGTGCGGCCGCTCGGTTCTATCTCCATATTCGCCAACAGCGTAGAACCGCAGTCGCCGTGGTTCCTGAGACTTACGAAGACGTTTAAGCCAACCTTGTAAATGTGCACCTGATAACTCTCGTGGGAGATGTACATCGTCGTACGTGAGAGTAACGAAACAATTTGATTCATGCTGCATAGCCTCCAACATTATCCGATGAGTCCAAATACGACGCCGATTAATACGACAGGACGGACACTGGCCACACGGCCAAGCAATCCGCCCTGGCGCAATATAGGGTTTCACACACTTCACATTCGGAACCCTATTCTTAAGCGACGACCGCCGAAACGACGACGACGACGCATATGACGACCGCGGCGACCAAAGCGCCGCCGACCTCTGCGAAACCTCACGACACATCACCTCCTTTACGGTCCAACAAATCCACCAGGATTCATACCCTGATAATCCTTAAATTGCTGCCACAACGCATCACCAGTAAAACCAGACGCTTCATAAAGCCGACCTGTAAACGGATTCTTATAAATCGCTCCTCGAGCACCAACTGCCGTACGAGACGGAACATACGCAGTATCCGGAATATTATAACCGAACCACGGCAATAACTGATCACGAACGAAATACTGTTCCTTACCAAGAGGATTTATCCACGCCTCACCCTGCATAGGATGACTCGCAATATTCAACGGCACGCCATCCGGTCCCACAACATCCGTAGTCTCACTATCATCACGAGGAACACCACGAAGACCAGGCGTACCCGTAGGAGCCACAGTACGAACATTAGAATTGAAAATCTGAGACTTCAGGAGCTCGTTCTGCAACTGACCGTTCTCTAAATCAATTCGAGTCTTCTCAATAGCCACAGCACGATCCTCCGGAGACTGCATCGACTGCATAGCACGAGAAATATTCTGACCTGCAGCCGCAACACCAGCACCTGGCGAACCTGCCTTAAACGTAGCCGTGTTTTGAGGAGCCACGCCCTGAGGAGCAACCTGGTTAGAAAAACTCTGCGTCTGAGCTCCAAGCGCTGCAAGCGGGTTAATACCAGCCGCCTTCGCATCCGCCGTCCTCCACTGAATACCAGACTTAGCGAACTTCTCTTGCTCCGCGATATTCTGAGTATTGATAGCTTCCTGAGCCGCAATATTCTGAGTGTTCATAGCTTGCTGTTGCTGCATATTCGCCAAGCCGAGATCATAGTTAAGAACGTTGGCCTGATTCTGAGCAGCATTATTCATAGACGAACCAAACAAAGACGCACCAGCTCCGATCAGCGATCCTAGAAACGGGAACATGTTAACATCCTATATTCGAGGTTGAAGTTAGTCTCTTAGGTTTGTGGGACGACCCGCCTTTACCTACTTTTCGTTTTGCAAACAAAACTTCACGGCGGATCGTCCTTTGTACACAAGGCACAACACGATTAGGCATAATAAAACGCACCCGACCGCCCGCAGTGGCTACCACTCGGGCGAACGTACCATTAGTCATTTTTGGAAAACCTGTAAAATTGAACATTCTTCGGTCCGCGCCGACAGCGGCCGCAGAACTTTGCGGTCTAGAAATGACTGGAAAGACCAGCGGGTCAGGATGACCCTTTATCGTTCCACTGCGCTGCGCAGGACCGAAGACCTTCGGCGCTTGTTGTCGAAACAAAGCTTGTGACCGTTGGGGCCCACGGTCATTATCAATCATACTGTCTGGAGCAGTAGCTTCATTGTATGAGTCAACATTTGTGGAAATAGCGATCCTGGAGGGATCGCGTTGTTGAAGGGTGCGGGCGAGGTCGCGGTTAGTTCTGGCGACGACCTCGGCCGGCATCGAGCCGGCCTCGGTCTGCCAGGCCCCCGCTCCCTCTGGCCATGGCCCTCTGCGGGCCTGGACCTCCCGGGCCATGGCCGGCGGATCATAAAAATCTGTATCGTCTTTGAAACGAGGAAATCTCAAAGGTCGACCCCCTAAAATCCCCCCGATCGAGGGGGGGACTGGTGTCACCTAGCACAGTAGTTATCAAGTATAACTACTGAGTATGCCGATAGAGATAGCCGCATAGCGGTACACAAAAAAAAGGCCCCTGTAAAGGGGCCAAATAGTTAAGTTGGCTTGGCAGGGTCTGGAGCGGCTTCAGGAGCCGCTCCAGGAGGTTTACCGCCTGGAGGCTCCGCCTCCCCGCCCCTCC